AACAGCATCCTCAATAAGACTCAATTGTCTATAAGCTCTACGAGCATTTTCTATGAAGGGTAGTCGAATAGTCTTGTTTTCATTCCAAATACCACTATTAATATATGTAACCTGATTTACATCCATAGGTATCATTTCATACCTTACAATTTTATTTGGATTATTAGGGTCAAAAACAGGCTTACGTAGCAGATAACCCTTTACTATCATATTCTGAACATTACCGTATATAGGATCGATAAATTCTGTTGGTACGGTTACAACGCCTAAAATACCTTCATCGGTATATTCCTTATGAATTATATGTTCAAAATATATTTCACCGTCAACTAACAGGGATCTAAAAAGTTCAAAACCTTTTCTATTGAGATCGAAATATGTAATATATTTTTGAAATTCTTCTTCTAAAATTTGTTTTTCTTCATCTTTTAGATTTAAGTCATTTAATTCTAAAGTAACTATTTTATTGTTTTCATCTTTATTAATACATTCATCACAAATTTCATCCAATGCATCAGCTACCTCAGAAAATGCCGCCATTACTCTGTAGTCGCGCAGCCGGGCCAGTTTATCATGCTGTATGCTAGCATACATGAATTTTGTAAAATTATTATCTAATCCTATAACACCGGCAGGATCAGTGTTATTAAAAATAGTACTGCTACTAATGCTATGACGTGCCAATGCTTCGGCGCGCTTACTACCGGTATGTTGAAAGTCTTTAAATTTAGGGTTTAATTTACTGATTGTATCAATAGCAGCATATCCCTGATAAGGCATTCTGTTATTAATAAAATTCATTAAAGATTGTCCGAAAGTAGATTGTCTTCCGGTATCAGCATTAGCATACTCTGGAGGCATATGGATTATTTATTAAAATAATAGGTGTATCAACTTTTACCACTTGATTTTTTAATGATATTTGATTATAATATTATGTATAATGACTTTCTGTACATTTTTACCATATGAAGCTATTTTCTAATATAGATATAGGTATTACTATTCCAAAGCTGCTATTTCTATATAGAAAGCATTTTGAAGGTGACAAGGATTTTGGCTTTCATTTAACTGACTTAGATACCGGTATATATCTATCAAAATATGATTATGGAAATATTTTTAAAGTACAATTACTAGGTTTTGGAATTTATATATGGTGGATGTAATATTAAAATATTTTCATTTAATTAAGGTAATTACGGCTTTTAAACCGTCAGAATATTCTAAATCTATTAGATTAGCTACAAAAAAAAAACATGATAAAATAGAAACTCACCCATTCATAAAAAGATTAATTAACGGTACTTTAACAGATAAAGAATATTACTATTATCTTAAAAATATTATATATATCTATAGAGAAATAGAACAAAACTTTTTTAGTGATTTAAAAAGTATGGATTTATTACAAACAAGTAGAATATTAACTGATATAAACAATTATAAAGAACTTTTAAATATAGAGAATACCGATTCAGATAAAGAAGGATATTTTTATAATGATTGGTTGTCATTAATTAAATCCAAACCAAAATATTTTAGAAAGACTGATTTATACTTAATGTGGCTCGCTGATATGTATGGTGGTCAAATTTTAAAACGTAAAGTAAGATTTAATTCAGCATTACAATTTAAAGATATTAGAAGAAAAATTAAAAAAATAAGAACCTTTATTGAATTAGGTTTAAATGAAAGTAATATTTATCATTTTATAAATCATATAAACAATTCATATGATGAACAATATAATATGGTCGATAAAATAGACAAATATATTAACGGTTGAAAAGTATTTGATATATCTTATAATAAATTTATGATTATTAGTGATATTAAAAGTTATGACGGTATGCTTCTACATAATAGATTTGCTTATAAATTTTTTAAAAATAAAGTCTTACCTATAGGTAATATTATTGCATTTAGAGGATTAGCTAAAGTAGAAACTGAAGGTTTAATAGATCAGGAGGATTCTCTTAATAAGGATTTTATCTATAGTGATGATATGATACATTTTCTCTATGAAATGCCCTTAATTAAGGAAAGTTTTGGAGCTGTTGCCTATCAGAGACTTTTTAATTCAAATATTGCATCTATATTAGCAAAATATATTGATGCACCTATAGAAGTAGATGGGGATGATTTAATGGTTGTTAAGGAATTTACAAAGAACAAAATTACACAAAATAAGGGTAAGTGTAGTGTAAGTATTGTACATGTGAAAAATGGTGCTGCACTTGGACATACAGGTATTAATATTAGTGCAGGTGATAGAGCACCAGCGTTTGCCTATAGTACAAACCTAACAGATGACCAATGTAAGGATTTTATGACAAAGGTTATTGAGCATTTTTACAATATGAATGACGATATTTTTATTGCTACAACTAAAATTATTTCACATTGAATATATTTGATATTATTAATGACGTAGCCTTTACAAAGAGGGCTAGGTCGAACTTTAATTTAGAAGAAGAAAAAAACATTCAACCTTTTCTTTTAAATAGATGGTTATCAATGCTAGATTCTTCAGCTGCATTAATTATAAATGAAACTCTCAATAAATATGGTCAGTGTTTTAATAATTTTGATAACTATAAATTTTTACTAAATGTACTGCCAAAATATAAGTTTAAAAGAATAGAGTATATAAAAAAGCCAAAAGTTCAAGATAGTTGATATAGTTACATTTATGCATAAATGTTTGCATGGCAAAAGCAAATATTGATACGCTACCTACACAAAAAAGTTTAATAGATTTAAGCGGACTTCCTAAAAATACTTTTAACAGTGTTTTTTCGGGATACGATTTAGTAAATGTTTTAGATGATATTATTTTGGTAGAGTTTACTGATTCCACTTCAACAGGAAATGAAATCATAAGAAACGGTATTGTAGTTCCGGTTAATGCTGATACTAATGCTTGGAGAATAGGTAAAGTTATTATTGCTGGTCCCTCGTGTAAGTTAGTTAAAAAATATGATTATGTTTGTTTTCCTAATAATATGGGTATACCCATAGCCAATATAGATATTAAAGATTACGGAACACTTAAACAGGGAATATTTTTAAATGAACAAAGAATTTTTGGTATAGTAGAACCAAGGAAAGAAAATGTTGATAAATCTATCAAGCCTAAGATCTGTGCTGCAAAATAACGTTTGTGAAATAAAATTTCTAAGGCGAATTCCCAAGCCAGGTAGATCTCCTTATAGAAGGATGCTCTGTACAACGTCTTCCGCAGTATTAAATACGGTAAACGGTAGAATAACATTAAACTATAGACCATCAACCAAACCTTTAAAATATAACCCTAATCAAAAAAACCTAGCTATAGTCTGGGATATCTTTATGCAAGATTATAGATGTGTAAATGTGAATAGTTGTGATTTAATTACCTCTATTCCTGCTGGTGACGCATTCTGGACATATTTCAAAAAGAATTTAATGAAATTAACTACTGCTCAAAAAATATCATATATGGATTCTTGATATGTTACACGAACATCTTGAAAAACATATAAATGGTCTTTTGCAAAGAAAAGTAGAGATATGTCTTAATAATAAAACTCTTAAAACTGGTAAATTAATATTGTTTTCGGTTAAAGATTTTTATATTTGCTTTACACTTTTAATTAACAATGTTAGGAAAATTTATGAAATTCCCTATCCGTTTAAATTTGAATATTCAAATAGTGATATAATTCTTTTTTATCAGGAAAAATATATTACATTTAAAGAGAAGAAACCATTATTTTATTCCGATATTTTTAAGGTAAAGAGTAATAAGTTTTTAAACCAGCAAGTACATATTAAAAATGTTGAATAATAATAGGCCGAATATATAATAATCTTATGTTAATTGTACATTGTGAAGTGAAGTTGGACAAAAAAAGATCCACCGAAAAGGAATATTTTTTTGCTAAACTTAAGCAGTTTACGCGCGAAGTTAAAAGAAGCGGTATCCTAGAAGAATTAAGGAAAAAGGCCTGCTATTACAAACCTTCACAAATGAGAAAGCTCAATCAACAGACAAAACATTTAAAGTGGCGTCTGTATTAATTTGTGTTTAATAAATTAATTAATTTTTTTCCAAAAGAATATGCACCCAGTAGAACGCAGGTTGATCTTATTAATCAAATAAATGAGAAACTATATAATAAAAATGAGAAATTTATTGTAGTAAGTGCACCTACAGGTATTGGTAAAAGCTTTATACCTGTAACTATAGGTAATAGTAGTAATCGACCGAGCGAAAGTTTTGTAAAGAAAATTGATAATTATAATGCCTATAAACAAGATCATCACGGGAATTATATATATTCAGTAGAATGTGAATTAGAGCCGCCATTCGGATCATTTAT